TAACAAAGATGCCTACACGATGTGGGGAGTCAATATGGGAGATGGATTCATAGAAGCTATTTACGCTCCACTCCCTATGAAAGATGTGATTGAAAACAAATCGCGTCTACAAGACGGGAAAAGAATTATAATCGAGAACAGAAAGGTGGACGAACGGGATTTGACTCTTACATTTACACTAAAAGGAAGTTCCCCATCCGATTATACAGCCAAGTACAAGGCGTTTCAGAATGAGATAACAAAGGGGGAATTTACAGTCAAAGTTCCGGCATTAGGTGAAGAGGTTTATCATCTATACTATCTCCGGTCAGCATCTTTCGGTTTCAATACTGCAAGAACGTTTTCTAAGATTTCAGTTAAGCTGAACGAACCGAATCCTTCAAATAGGATATAAAATTGCTATTATGTAACTTTATACAAAGTGTTATTTCTTGAAGCCCAAAACTTTTGGGCTTTTTTCTTCTATCTCCGAACTTTGGGGATATGATAGACATCAAAGACATATCCGGCAACATTCGTTTTTCTACTCCTATCAACGAAGGTAGTAAAAGAAAGTTCCAGCTAATGAGTTCTGATTACATTACTCTCAAGTTCTCATTAGCTGAACCTGTCTACTTTCAGCTCGGGGATTACATTGATGACGAAAATATTGGCATGTTTGAGCTTGTAGACTTGTACAAGCCCACCTATAATTCTACGAGCGGTGGTTATGATTACGAACTCCGGCTGGACGCCTACTACTGGAAGTGGAAAAACAAGAAGTTTTTCTATACTCCGGAGAGTACCGGTCGCGAGGCGAGCTGGAACCTGACAGCCACTCTTGACGTTCATCTTAAAGTCTTCCTTGATAACCTGAAATCACTCGGATACAAATATAGAGAAGAGGATTTTAAATATGAGATTGATACTACGGTTGAAAACACTTCCAAGCTCGTTTCGTATGATAGCGTAAACCTGATTGATGCCCTTACCCAAATGGCGGAGACATGGGAGTGTGAATGGTGGATAACTGATAAGACAATCCATTTCGGACGTTGCGAATACAGCTCTCCCGTAGATTTCAAGGCCGGAGATTTGACAGATACTGAGGATGTAAACGTAAGCTCCATGCAGCGTAGCGATAGTCAGACGGTTTTCGCTACTCGTGTTTATGCCTTTGGTTCAACGCGAAACATTCCTTCTACTTACCGTAAGAATCTTATTTTTGATGTCAAGCAGGCAAACGGTAGGGAAATATCCGATACGGCAAGACCGCTTGATGTAAAGTATTTCCCAAGTCGCGTCGTTCACAAAGAAGAGTATTCGGTAAAGGAAAGTATAGGTAGTGGCAGTTTTACTGCTTCTTATGTAGAATGGACGCATGACACTGATATCGTAGCTTCATTGCCTGCAGGGGATTATAAGGTTTCATCAGGAGATGGCATATCAATTAATGTATCGACAGTTATTCCTTCAATCGGATCAGGACGTTCTTTTCTTCCTGCCGGTGATTATGTTTTGAGGGCATCTTATGTTTATAAATTATCTGGTGTAACTAAAGAAGTTTCTATAGGTAATCAAACGGTTACCTTATCCCAAGAGCAGCAGTACGAAGTCTCTGCTGTGTTTGCTGTCGCTTCTTCTTTGCAGATTGAAGGAAATGTTACTGATTTAAAGATCAGGATATACGCACATGTCCCATCCCGTGAATCCTCTATTCTGAATGATTCTTTCTCGGCTTATGTTTCGTATGATATAACTCTATTCAAAGGATCGTCAGCAGATGCTACAGTGACCTTTCTTTCCGGACTAAATTCGGGCAAGACATTCTCCTGTGTATATAATCCGGACCATTTAATCGGTGATTCCGCTAACGTAATACAATTACCTAGCGGAGTAACGGCCTCGCTCGGTGATAGATATACAATTGACAACATCATTAAGGGAAAGGTGCCTGACAGCTACTTTAGTAAAGATGACAAGGAGCTTACTTTAAATGGTGTGGTCCAGAAACGTCTTATGCTCCCGGAGGAAGTTCCTTATGTGGATGCTTACCGTTATAGTCCTACAGGAGAACGTATATACATTGGTGAAACTCATTATGATGACAATAATAATGTGGAGATGTCGCAGGAAGAAGCTGTAGAGGGAATTGTCATCTTTGAAGATGAACATCCCAAATATGTCGGCACATTATCAAATGTAACATACCGGGAGGAAGATGAACTTGACGAGGACGACAATCCAACCGGAGACAAGTATCGTATCTATACGTTCAAGGATGCAGGGTTGAAGAATTTTACAAATGACTTCCGGCTGGACGGAGAAAGTTTCCGCTTGACCTTTCAGACGGGCAAACTCGCCGGCCTGGACTTTGAGTTACTTCTGCAGGAGAGTGATGATTCCGGTGCCACTTTCGAAATTGTGCGTAATGAGGATTACGGCCGTTACCTTCCTGATGACATTTTGTTTCCTGCTGATTCTGACACATATGTTCTTTATGGTTTTGATACGGCTTATGTCTCAGAAGAATTGATTCCGGAGGCCGAAGATGAGTTATTGAAAAAGGCAAAAGACTATGTCAAAAAGTCTATGATTGATCCTTCCACCTACGATTGTGATATGGACCCTGAGTTCATCTATAATAATGGGAATGTTATCACCTATGAGGTGGGAGACAAAGTAAACTTGATCAATAAGGCTTTCTTTCCTAAAAGCAGACAATCCAGAATAATTGGTTTTGAGTGGCCGCTGGATATTCCTTACGATCATCCAATTTATACGGTTGGAGAGACTGCCTCATATTCGCGTATAGGCGAGATAGAGAGCAAACTTGATTCTCTTACATACAAGGGACAGGCATATACCGGTTCTGTGTCAGGAAGTGGAGGAACGAGTATATATCTCATTGGTTTGAATGACAAGACTGTTCCTACGGATCGCAATACATTTTCGGCAAAAAGAATTATTGATGAGATTGAACGTCGCTCCCTTAGCAGCATTGAAGATGACAAAGCAGAAGGATTGATAACTTTCGGTAAGGGATTTGTGTCGGAAGGATTTTCTGCAGCTAACGGTGGCCTTGTAGTTCGTGGCGGAGAATTGATAGAAGAAGTTGAAGATTCATTGATTGAAGAATTAGAATAATATGGCAATACTAAGTAACGGTAAGTTCTACGGATTTCTTTGTTCTGTGAAAGCGACAGGACGTAAGTTGTCGAACGGCGTAAAGGAATACGTCGAAGACTTCGTGTCCGGATTTGCCGGTCATGGATGGAAGCTGTGGGAATATATCAAGGGTAAATGGAAGCTGGAGATAGACGCATTGCTCGTTCGCGGTCAGTTCACAGTATTTGAATTACTGATAAGTAAAATTCGCTCCATAATGGGGGCGCAAACTATCAGCCAGGGACAGGGGAAGGTTAAATCCGCTCGTATATCCGATGATGGAACGGAATACTTAATAGAACTGGAAGATGAGGATGTAAGCCTTGTCGCCCATGATTTTATACGTTGCCAAACATTTTCCGGCACTGATTTGAGAATGTATCATGTGGAAATTGAGTCTGTTGATCTGTCAACGAAAACTCTTCATATTCCTTTATCAGAATTCAATCTGGATGATTCGGGAAACGTCCTTAATCCTCCTAAAGCGGGAGATGATCTTGTTCAGTTTGGGAATTCTCAAAATAAGGCCAGGCAGTCTGCTATTTATCTGCATGCAGATGAGAATGGCCAGCCTGCGATTGACGTCATGTTTGATATTGACTCAAAAGATTGGACCAATAAGATTAAAATCCGCGTAGGTGGGGATATACCGGGAACTGAGGGGCTTAAAGGATTTTACAGTATAAACGGAATGATAAAAGCTGTAGATGAAAATGGCGCTCTTATCTATGGTTTATATCCTGATGGTACTGTAAATATAGGGAAAGGTAATATTGTTTATAATCCTCAGAATAATAAGGTTACATTAGGTTCCGGCGTTACCCTTAGCTGGTCTAATCTGGACGAGGAAACAAAGGAAAATCTAAAGGGCGAACCGGGTAAAGATGGCCAGGACGGTACGAATGGTACTGACGGTAAAGACGGTACAAGCCTCATTTTTATGGGGGAATTCTCTTCTGCTCCGGCAAATCCTCAGAACGGATACTGGTATCGTAATACTACCGACAAGAAATGCTACGTATACCAGGATGGCGCATGGTATGTGATGACTGAGGATGGAAAGAATGGTCTTGACGGCGAAGGAAGTATTTCTGCTGATCTTGACGATGAAATGCAGTCTGTAGCTTGCTCTCTGGACGGGACAGTGGTATCCGGTTTGCCCATCACAACAACATTCTCTATGTTCTACGGAACAACCGAGCTTCCTCTTGATTCTCTTTCTGTAGGCAGCATTACAGGCGTGACAGCAACGGCTGATCGTAGCACGGGGATAGTTAAGGTAACAGCTATTACTGCTGCGGTGGCTGATGTAATTCGTATACCCATAACGGGACGGGTAACATACAAAGGTTCTCAGTATGAACGTACCCTGCATTTGTCGATAAACAAAGTGAAGCCTGGGGAGAATGGAGAGGATGGGACTGACGGAACAAATGGTCAGAACGCGGTCATTTACTCGCTTCAGCCATCGACCAATATCATAAAGAGAGATGCTGACGGGAACAGTGATGTCTCGAATATATCCTGCCGGGTAATGAAGACCGACGGAGCTTCTACTGTCGTATCCTCTTTACCGGTTGGCTACTCAATGGATTATATTATAGACTCAGGGAATGCGACTAGCTATACTCCGGATAAGCAAATATCCGTCTCCGGGATAACAGATAAGATACAGTTCCGGCTTTACAATGAAACATCGGGAGTAGTACTGATCGACCGAGAAACGATTGCTGTTGTCTCAGACGGGAAGAAGGGTCTTGACGGTATAAATGGTGAAGATGGTAAAGACGGGCTCAGTATTACGTGGAAAGGGGATTTATCAAGCGCTCCTGCCAATCCTCAAAAAAACTGGGCTTATCGCAATACCAGTAATGGTATCGTCTATATCTATAACGGCACCGCTTGGGAGTTGATGGTTGCGGACGGTCAGGACGGAACAGATGGTACTGACGGGACAGATGGCCTGAGCGTTTTCATTACATACCATGACAGCGAAGATGAGCCATCTCGTCCGACCGGAAGCGGGACGAGCGGAGGATGGCATACTAACGCAACAAAAGATGTTGTCTGGATTTCTCAGAAGGTCGCTTCAAGCGCTTCTTCCGGCACATGGGGTGATCCTATACGATTCAAGGGATTGCCGGGAAAATATACGGAGCTACGGTATAAGTATGCTTTCGGAAAGCCTGCTACGCCTACCGGTACAAATCCGGCAGGATGGTCCCTTTCTCCGGATCGGGAGGATATTACCTTCTCGTATTCGGGTAACTTTACAAAAGACGGTGATTACTATGTCTCTCCATCTCCTACATCTCATTCCTCGACATACAAGCAAAGGGTGTCATTTACGACAAGAAGAGCTAATCAGATGATACATATAGAGATTGATGTATCATCCGAGCAGAACTACGACAAAGGTATCGTAGAAGCCCTTGATACATCATATAGCAGTTCCAACGAACATGCCTGGGAGGGAAGTGGAGTAACCAATGCGGTGGTGGATATTGCAGTGCCTACAGTCGGCAGTCACTTTGTTGAAATTGTATACACGAAAGACAGCAGCACAAGTAGTAACGAGGACAGAGTCAAGTTCCGTATGCTCGATCCTACTACCTGTTGGTATTCCACCGCAGTGATTGATGGTAAAACAACTCCTTCCTGGAGCGAACCTGTCATATTCCCAACGGACTCCAAGACCGAGGAGCAGGTTTACCTGCTTGCAAAGTCTAAGCGTAATGTTATTGACCTTCCGGCATCCAACGAATATGTTAACGAATACATTGGTGATGCTCCTGAATACAGTAGCTCAAAATTCTATTCGGCAGGTAACATAGTGAAATACAATAATGTATACAAGGTAGCTATTCAGGCGCATTCGGGGATTGCTCCGACCAATGAAGTATACTGGGAAGATGTGCTATGGTGGGTGGATAATCCTCGTGGAGCATCGGAAACTTATCCTTATGAGTATACTTGTGAACGTACTCTACAGGATGGAAAGTGGGGAGAATATAAGAACTATCGTCTCTTTGGTCATTACGGGAAGGACGGTGAACCGGGTGCAGATGGCAAACCGGGAGAGGATGCCAATCTCCTACCTTGGGTAGAAGATTGGAACAATAATAAAACAGAAATAGGTGGAGAATACCTTATTTCACCTAAGATCTTTTCAGGAACCAAGGATAGCAATGGAAAACTGACCGGAGTCGCGTTAGGAAGAGACTGTGTAACTGTTGATGGAGAAAAAAAGACAGGGATTTTTGCTCTTGATCAGGACGATCTTATGCTTGAACTCGACCCTTTGAATAAGAGGTATGTATTCCGGGGTACAAATATTATCGGTTCTCCTAATGGGCAGAGAGTGGTTATTAGTCCGGATAGCAAGGATATTAAAATATTTGATGATAGTAACAAAAATGTTCTACGTATTGATGGGGCCAGCAAAGACTCATTAAATGATTTGTTTAGCCAAAATATTCCTACGAT